GTCAAGCTCGGGATCAGCTAGAGGTAGCATTAAGACATATTCTTCGATTACCCCAACCATCGTTGATCGTGATCTTGCAGGTTATTATTCACGCGGAATAAACCCAATTTACATTCCAAGCGGAACAAATAAAGCTGCAATTTGGGGTGATGCTACGGGTATAACTACAGGAAATGATGCATATAGAAAATCTGCTTCTGTAGCAAAAAATACCAGCACTATTAAGAGAGAATTCAAAAAGATCTTTGAAGATTTCCAATTTGAGCAAAATAATGCTGGTACAAGAGCGCAATTTGTTTCAAGAGCAACAACGGTATTGGACAAACTACAATCTATTGGCGGTTTATCATCCTATACTTTAACATGCAATGAAACAAATAATACACCAGCTGTTGTTGCACAGAAACGATTGGTTGTAGATTTAGTTATCGTTCCAAATAATTCGATTGAATCTATAGTACTAAATTTTGTTCTTAATCAAATATAATAAATAATATATGCCGATTACAACTACTACTCAATCAAATACATTTAATATATCTCCTGTATCTCCTACAGATCATTATACAGGATTTTTATGTTCAACTGCAACATATAATTTGCTGGGCGCAACTGCAGATGTATTTACAAATCTTGAAACCATTTCTGAATCTATTTCTACATTATCTTCAAGAACTACATATACGAATATAACCACTAATAGTTTAACTGACAAAGAAATTCATTCAATTTTTAATTGTATGGAATACGGTGGTAAAATTGTACTTTCGGGCACAACTGGCGGATTGGCTTTATCATCTGCAAAAATTTCTGAAGTAATTTCGGAAGATGTATCTAGATACAATGAAGTTTTAAGCGTAGCAAAAGCTAGATTAAATTGCATTGCTATAATTGGTTCAGATAGAGATGTTAGCGGAAATTATACAAATCCTGATCAAGCTAATATCATTTCTCAAGTAGCTCCTCAATTAGGAACTACTGGAACAACCGCGATATCGTATCTCGCATCTACTGTCATAGGTTATAAAGAAAGACCAAGATTTTATACTGGTTCTTCTTCAACGACTACAGGAATTACATTATTTCTTACTTCGGATGCAGCAGGAGCAAACGCAAGAGCTTCTTCTCAATCAAAACCATATCTAACATCTGCTGGTGTTTATAGAGGAGAACTTTTAAATTATACAAATGTAACTCCAAAACTATCTTTCACCTCCTCCACCACTTTAGCATCTAGAGGTATTAACTTTTATAATTATCTTCAGTCAAAAGGCAAATATTACTTGTGGGGAGATGAAACTGGATTTAGAGATAGCACAAGCGCAAAAAGCTCATATGGATTTGCCAAAGCGTTTGTCTATATCAATAGAGAAACAACTTCTATTTTAGACGATTATGTTTTTGAATTCAATGATGCGACTACACGATCAGCAATTAAATCAAAAATTCAAAATCTTTTAGATCCAATGGTTTCTAATGGAGCATTGGTTAGTTACGTTTTAATCTGCGATGAAACAAACAACCCACAATCAGTAATTAATCAGAGACAACTAAAAGTAGATCTAACAATAGTACCAAATCTACCAGTAAAGAGTATTACACTCACATTTAGCATTTCTCTGCTATCATGAATATAGTTAATTACGGTCAAGTAGCAACACCAAGCGGTTTTAAAATACTTGCTTTTGTTACTCCATTGACTCAAAGTGTTTTATCTGGAATTACAGTAAGTCAATTAAACCAAGATCAACTAACATATGTTGAATCACTAACAGATTTTGTTGATACTTTATTTGGATATACTGCAATAACATTTCAATCTGGTCCAGACACGGATGTTATTAAAAAAACAGATGTAGAATTGCACGGTATAATGACGATGCTTGAATATGGAGCATCTGTTTATGTCATGAATACATTAGGCTTAACGCTTTCAGGCGCATATACGACCAAAAATATTCAAAGCGTCATAAATTCTACAGGCGCAGAATGTATCGTAAATAATGTATTTGACGGTCTTACTGCTACTGGATTTACTGGAATTCAAGAAACTCCATTTATAATTCAAAATACAGAGTTTGAAAAAAAATTACTTGATTATTTTATTTCTGCGATAAATGATACAACTAGTACTGGAAGTACAGCCGGAACTCCATTTGTTTATAATGATAAAATTGGAGAAATTTATTCACAATTTGGAGATGATATTCCACCCAATGAGTCATTTACAGAAGAATTTCCAACTTTAGGAATATTCTCATATGATACTTTTCCATCATCAGTATACGGATTAACAGATTATCAAAATTATTCAGTATCAAATGGAAAATTAATTGATCAAAATTTTATTGAGTTGTTGGGTGTTAAGATACGAAATAGATGCATAAATCCTGAAAATGATCCAGAAACTGTAAATGAACTATGGACTAAATCAGCAATTCCAATGATATATGATTTGGCTGGTCAATTTTCAAGATTAAAATTGGCTGGAATTCCTTGGGGTAGTACCTCAAATTTTCAAATAGGTCCTCTTTTGAATATAGTTCAGGAAGATGGAGAATATGTTCTTCCATTTTCAAACAGTAATTCCGTAGCTGAATATCGCAATACTATAATTGGACTTATAAACAATAAAATAAATTATGTTACTTTTTATAGTTTCGATGGTATATTTGGGTGTTATTTTTTAAGTGATCTAACGTGCGAATCACAAACAGATAATTCTGCTCCATTTACACTAGCTCTTAGTGAAAAAAGTGTGTTTTTTGTTAACATAACCAAATATATCAAAAATAAAATATCAACAATATCAGAAAATTATGTTTTTGAATTAAATAATGATACGACTAGATTGTTATTGATATCTGAAATTTTGACTTTTATGAACAATTTACTCTCAAGTGGAGCAATAAATAACTTCAATGTGGTATCTGACGAAACAAATAATACCTTTGAAGATAGACTAAATAGGCGATTGCGGGTAGATATCGCCTACACGACCAATCCAACAAATGATTTTGTGGAACAATCAATAATTATAATACCTTAAAATACATAGATAATAGGGTAGAAAAAGATGAGTAACGCAAATTCACTAAGTTATTTTAAACAAAAATTCAACGGTGGTACACGACAGAACCGCTTTGAGGTTGAAGGTAATTGGCCAAGCATAATTACTGAAAACCCCGAAACATGCTTCCATATAGTATCTGCCAGCATGCCTCAATCCGATGTTGGAATTATTCAAATTCCATATAGAGGAAGAGTTTTAAATCTTGCTGGCGACAGAGAATATGAAGCATGGAATATAGTTGTTTATGATGACACAGGAACTAATTCTTTATGGAAAGCATTCACTAGCTGGTCCAATAGAATTAATAAAATTCTTGGAAATGTTACTGATTCAAACAATTTAAATTTTATTCGCACAAAAACAAATTGGAAAGTTAGACAGTTAAATACCACAAATAACGGAACACTTCGTGAACTGGAGCTACTTGGTTGTTGGCCTGCCTCTGTTGGTGCTTTGAATTTCAATGCTTCAAATGTTAATCCTGTTGTTTTTACTGTAACGATGAATTACGATCAATATAGGATAACAAAATACTCATGAGCTGCGATAGCAAAATTTCAACTTTTAGAGATGCATTTGCATCATTTCCAAGAGGAAATAGATTTTCAATCTCCGGTCAAATCCCAAACTCTAATAATGGATGGGGTAACGATAATACTGGTGGCTTTCATATTCATGTCTTAGCCTTAAATTTACCGCCAGCAAACTTAACAACACTTAGATATAACTACAGAGGAAGAACTCTCAAGAATCCAGGAGATAGACTATTTCCTTTCTGGAATGTAACCATTCTTGATGATACAGGCACAGATACTGTATGGGAGGCATTCCATAAGTGGAGTCATAGCATCAATGATCATGATACAAATTTGAGAACGTCTGGTACAAACTATGATTCTTATAAACAAAACGGATGGATCGTTAAGCAACTTGGCCTTAACGGAGATACCATTAAGAGCGTAACGCTTGAAGGTTGTTTTCCTTACATTGTAGGACCAATAGAACTTGACATGAACCAGAGAAATACTGTATGTCAATTTAGTATGGTAATAGCATACGACAGCGTTGTCGATGTATTTACGAGAGATGGCACTATAAACATTACTTGACAGGATATATTATGGCATTATCTGATATTTTAGGTTTTAGTTTCGGTAAGAATAAGAATAAACAAACGGTGAGCGATCAGTCGATTGCCTCTCCATTGCCACCAGAAGATTATGATGGAAGTTATCTAGTAGAAACTGGTGGTGTTTATGGGACATATATCGATTTTACTGGAAATGCGAGAGATGATTCCGCTTTCATTACTCAGTATAGAAATATGTCCCTCTATCCAGAGGTAGATACAGCAATCGATGAAATCGTAAATGAAACAATTGTACTTGGAAATGATAAAAAACCAATAAAATTACAATTAGATAAACTCAATCTTTCAGATACCATTAAAACTAAGATTCATAGAGAGTTTGATAACATCTTAAAGATTTTAGATTTTAAAGGTAAGTGCTATGAAATTTTTCGTAGATGGTATATCGACGGAAAACTGTTTTACTATGTCGAAATAGATACTGAAAATCCTCAACTAGGAATTAAGAAATTGATTCCGCTTGATCCAATCAAGATTAAAAAAATCAAGAATCTTAAGAAGAGCCAAAAAAGAATAGGTTCTGCTGTTGTTCCTCTAATCCAAGAAGTAGAGGAATATTATCTCTATACAGATACCAATAAAGATTCTCTGATTTCTACAGGTCCTACTGGTTTGCGTTTGTCAACAGACTCGATTTGCTATGCACATTCCGGTCTTGTGGATATGAATACCAAACGAGTAATAGGATATCTACAAAAAGCTATTCGTACAATGAACATGTTGCGTCAACTTGAAGATGCAATAGTTGTGTATAGAATTTCTCGCGCACCAGAACGACGCATATTTTATGTAGATGTTGGTAATCTACCAAAGCAAAAAGCTGAACAGTATGTTCGTGAACTTATGAATCGTTATAGAAATAGAATGATTTATAATCAAACTACTGGTGAAATCAAAGATGACCGTAATCACATGGCCATGCTTGAGGACTACTGGATGCCAAGAAGAGAAGGTGGTAGAGGTACTGAAATCTCTACACTTGATGGCGGTCAAAATCTAGGCGAGCTAACAGATGTTGAGTATTTCAAGCGCAAATTATATCAGTCATTGAATATTCCTGCGTCAAGACTGGCTGGGGATAGCCAATTTAATCTAGGAAGATCAGCTGAAATTACAAGAGATGAAGTAAAGTTCTTCAAATTCATTGAAAGAGTTCGTCTACGTTTCTCTGTGCTATTCTTGAATCTATTGAAGGTTCAACTTGTTCTTAAGGGTATTATCACAG